CTATTAAAGTTCAATGACCGTGGTCATGAGATTTTCCGTCAGTGGTATATTGACGGTCGATTATACTACCAAGTTCTATTTGACGAAACAAACGTCAAGGCTGGTATTCACGAATTACGTTTTATTGATCCACGTAAGATCCGTAAAATTAAAAACATTAAAAAAGAAAAAACACCACAGGGTGTAGAGGTTATTAAAACTATTGATGAGTTTTATCTTTACAACGATAAGGGTATGTCTGAACAGTCAACCCAAGGTGTTAAATTACCACTAGACTCAGTAGTCCATTGCCCATCTGGCGTTATGGATATGAACTCTGGTATGACGCTTTCTCACTTACATAAAGCGATTAAGCCAACTAACCAATTAAAGATGATTGAAGACTCTTTAGTCATCTATCGTATTTCACGTGCCCCAGAGCGTAGAATTTTCTACGTTGACGTTGGTAACTTACCGAAGCTAAAAGCTGAACAGTATGTTAACGACATCATGAACAAGTTCCGTAACAAGATTGTTTATGATGCAACTACTGGCGAAACACGTGACGATCGTCGTCATCTATCAATGATGGAAGACTTCTGGATGCCACGTCGTGAAGGTGGTAAAGGTACTGAGATTTCTACTCTACCAGGTGGTCAAAACCTTGGTGCGATCGAAGACATCGAATACTTCCAGAACAAACTATACCATTCATTGAACGTTCCTGTATCTCGTATGCAGCAATCTCAGGGCTTCTCTATCGGTCGCTCAAACGAGATTACTCGTGACGAAGTTAAGTTCAATAAGTTTATTGTAAGACTTCGCAAAAAGTTTGCAGTTCTATTCTTAGAAGCTCTTAAGGTTCAGTTGATTGCTAAGAATATCGTCAATATCAAAGATTGGGATGATATTCGTCAAAGTGTACGTTTTGACTTCTTAGAGGATAACCACTACTCTGAGTTGAAGGACGCTGAATTATTAACAGGTCGTGTTACTCTGCTACAACAAATTGATCCATATATCGGTCGTTTCTTCTCTGACGAGTGGATTAAGCGTAACTTGTTACGCATGACTGATGATCAAATTGAGCAGATGGATAAACAAATTAAGGGTAGCTTACAAAACAATATTACCTTTGCTCAAAACAAAGGCGAGGTGCAACTAGCTCAACAGCAACCTACTATGGAATTCCAACAA